ATAGTCATCTGTTGCCTTTTTAGTAAGAGTTAATCCAATTTTAAATCTATCAGAACCAGGAGCAGCATAGTTAGTAAATCCTTGTGCGTTATCATATAATGAAGGATCATCTTTTGCACCAATTATATTTTCATCAATTTTTAAACCAACTCTATATGATGGTGTATTTGTATAATGATCTAAAATTATTGTTTGCTTAGTTACGTTAACAAAAGTTCCTCTAATAAAGAATACACCATCATTTACAGAACACGCAGATCCCACGGCTGTTGCATCTTGAGATATCAAGGTTGCTACTTCTTGTCCTGTAGAAATAGTAGTATTACCATAAACTATATTTTCTCTTGCTATTAGTGATTCACCATCTGTAAACACTTCAGTTGCGAAGTCTTCAGGACTAGAATCTATGTATTTTACATATATTGTTAGATCAGTTACATTAACACCATCAGGTAATACAACTTTTTGTACAGTTCCAGTTACTCCTGAAGTTCTACCTTCTAAAACTTTACCTACAAGTTGATCAGCATATATTGAAACATCAATTCCAAACTGTAAAGGGCTCAATTTTACAGAATTGTACTGATAATCAACAGTGATTCCACCTGGAATTACAATCGACCCTTCTTTAAATATATGACTACCAAATTGTTCAACCTGATTTTGTAAAATAGATTGAAGTGTTGTTAATTCTCTAGCTTGGACTGGAAATCCTGGCTTGAATAAAACCTTGTAAAAATTCTTACTAGGATCAAAATCGTCATAGTAAGGGCTAATGTTTAAATCTTTCTTTTGAGCCATGATTTTTTAGAATTCCAGTATAATTTTAATGTCTTCTTTTTGTCTACTATCCCTAGTAACTGATTTGCGATTGTCGATGTAAATTACATCACCTGTCGTTTTATTTATCTCTGGATCGGCAAGACCACTTGTGAAATAAACACCTAAGTCTATTTCTCTATTACCATCACTGTAAGTGTTTCCAGTAAATGCAATAGATGGAGAAGTATCAGATGGGCCACCCGCAGCAAAACTAATACTATTAGATGTAGCTTCAAATCCTAAAACTTTAGCATCTGTACTAATACCAATATAATCAGTTTGATCAGTATTATTTCCATAATATAAAGATCTATCCTGATAATATTTTAAAACATTAGTTTGCTTATCAAATGAAGCAACATATCCACGAGCAACATCACCATCAGTACGTGTTTGGAATATAGAACTACCAATAGAAATAGAACTACCATCAAAGGAATCAGCAAACTTAATTGCACCTAAAGATGAGTATTGACTACCAGTAAATACTGTACTCTTAGATGAGAATGTAGATGGATTTTTTACAATCCCTACTTGAGCAAAAGTAGTATCTGTTGGAAAATCTCTTGTAGAATCATCAAATCTTGCATAAATTAAAACTCTATCTGCACCCAATTCTTTATAAACATCATACCCATGCCCTCTAGAAGGAGGTATAATTGGTATAAGTTTTGCAAAAGTACTTGGAGCAGTACCAGTTGGTTGAAGTAAACCTAAATCAACAATACCATAAGTATATCCACTTCCACCTGCAGTCACAGTCACTGATTGAATAATACCACCAACAGTTTGTACAGATGCTTTTGCACCAGCACCATCACCAAGAATATCTACTGAAAATGTTCCATTATTATATCCAGCACCTGGATTTTCAATATAAACCTGTTTGATTTGGTTAAAGTTAACATCAGAATCAGCAGCTTCTCTAACATTTTGAATTTGAGAGTTTGTAGAAGTAGACCAGTCATTAGGAACTACAATATACTCTGTAGAATCAAATTTTATAATATCACTAGGTGATATTGAGAATAAGAACTTCCAAACATATCCATCACCACTTGTTCCAGCAGCAGATGGTTCTAAATCTGTAAATGTTGGTTCATCCTTTGATTTACCACCACCAGCCGTCGTAGAACCTGGTGCACCATAAGAACCATTACTTAGACAAATGTAAACATTGAAATCACTGTTAACAACATAATAATTAGCATCATATAATCTAGCAGTTTTTGATACAGGAGAAGGATTACTAATACTGTAATCCTGTCTGTACATATCATAAGAAGTATTTGAAGTCCATTGAACTTTTCTTATAACTCTTCTTATATTATTAGCATTTATTTTTTGACCAAATAGTGAAGTGCTTCTATATTGTGCTTCGTACGAGAGATTATCCGTTGGTAATAAAGGTGCAGAACTATCCCAAGTGCTAGTTCTACCAAATCCTGGATTTGGAGAAGCGGGATTGCTCAGTCCTAGAAAAACATAATAGGAGTTATTAGTATCAAGTACAGACTCTACAAAATTGCTTGCATTAAATATTCTAAATTGATCTGTTACGACGGCAGACATATTAATTTTGTTTTTTATAATAGATATTTATAAGAGTTTATTAAGATGTTGGATCGACAGCCCCAGTATCTCTAAAACCTTCTATCCTTCTCTGAATTGTTGGGAAGGTAGTTAAACCAGAATTAATGGTAAGACCACTAACACCGATTGCTATTGGATTGGCAGAATTTCTACCAATTGCTCCACTCAATCTACCCATTGAGAAGTTTCCTGCTGGATTATTTTCCCATGCTCCTGTAGTACTGAGCCCAGTATGTACAGTATCGGATTTAACGTTACAGATTATAATTGTTTCTGTACCACTATATCCTCCATGGTTACCACTAATGTTATAAACATTGTCTAGGAATTGAGTTCCTATACCAATTACTTCAGTATCCGAATCATAGATTGATGTTACACCATTTCCAATTTGTGTATTGAAAACACTTATTGGACGACCATCTTGTAATATAGAAAGTCCACCAGCAGAACGAATACTAAACATCAATGCTAAACCAGTTGATGATCCTGCTTTGGTAGTTGTACCAATTCCAGTGATAGATCCAGAAATGGCCTGAACTGAAGTAATGTTACTTACCAATTCAGTCTTAAATGGTGGGAATGATACTATAACTTTAGGTGGATTTGTACTTGTATAACCAGAACCAACAGTCACTGGTGAAGTAAGTATTACGGTTCCACCAGCACCAATAACTGTATTTCCAGTAGCAGTTGTTCCACCACCAACAGGTGCAGCAACTTGAATTGTAGGAGCACTATTATATCCAAGACCACCATCTACAATAGTAAATCCTGATACTTGACCAGAACCATTAACTGTAGCAGTTAGAGATGCAGCACGAGGTTCTGCAATAGAATTATCTACAACAAATCCACCAATAGGTTTAGTAGGAAGATCTCCTTCATAATTAAAGATTGATGCATCATCAACAAATATCTCAGAAGATTCTGTAGAAGATAGATCTCTAATAATCTTAGATGTTGGGAAGATGAATGGTTCTGTTATTCCTCTTGCCTTAGAAACAATTTGACCACCAATAGTCTTATCAACTTTTTGTTTAGTCCAACTAAACTGCTTTGTTTCACTAGTAATTCCTGGCCCAGTGTAGAAACTAGTTTCTATTCTATCTGAGTCAACAATTGCTTCGATTGTTCTTTCTGTTTGATCTTCTTTGGTTGTATCTATCTTTAATAATTCAAGATTATCACCAGGTTTTATTGACTCTACAATATCACTGACTAATACAGTATCTGCACCATCAGTTCCACGATAGAAGAATATACTTACATCATCAGTATCTCTAGGTGGTTCACTAAAGACGAATGATGTTCCTCCATTAAACTCATAACCAACTCCTGGCTCTTGGATTGCACCGTTAACGATAATCAACAACGCATTTGATAGATTCATTTCAGGGAATGCTGGTGTATCTTCAGATTCAAATGCTAATAATTCACCATCATATCTTAATTCAAATCTTACTCTAGCACCATCTTGCTGATCCTTAATAGAATCAATATAATCAAATTGACCAAACTGCCATGCTGAGAACTCATCACTTCTAACTTCAACTGCATCAAATATTGCAGGAGTTATTATTTCTTGTAAATTAGAATCTGTAACTAAACCAACAGGTGTAAACTTATCACCTCTTCTAAATCCATAACCACTTCTAGTAATTCTCCAATCAGTCACTTCACCATAAGGTAAATCTTGGAAAGTTGTTATTCCAACAAATACTTTAATAGTATCAGTATCTACAATTTCCTGAATAGCGATACTCTGTCCTGAAACTGGATCAGTTGAACGTGGATAGTCATGTTCACTATTAAAGTTATCTCTACCACATGTAAAGGTTAATGAATCATCGGCAATTGTAATAGTATTAGCAAGTGATAAACCATGATTAGTAGTAAATGATAATTCAAGAATACCTGTTGATGGAATATATCCTGCATCATTAACAGTTAGAGTTCCACCAATACTTCTTGTTACAGAGTTAATACCAGCACTTACAAATCTATGCTCATCACCACGTGGACGTTGACCCATACCAATATTAAGTAATAGACCTGTTCCAGTATCTGTAGTTGGCCCATCACCTAATCTGGATACACCAATAACTCCAAGATCTTGGTATGCAGGTTCTGGAATAATCAAATTAGGATTGATATAGTTTGTACCAGCAGCACCAACACTAAAGTCTATTCTTGCACCAGTTCCATATGGTGATTTACCTACATTAACTGTAAATTTGTTTGCAGCAAATACTTGTTCAACTCCAACAATTTCATTATGCTTAGGATCTTTCTTAGGTCTAGGATAAGTATGAAGATCAAGGAAATTATTCTTAGCACATGTAAATGTTAAACCACCAGTTACGAATCCAACAGTATTGTTTGCTTTCTGAATACCACTTGCAGCTGCAGATACGAACACATGTGCTGATGTATTTGTGGAAGGTACTCTCTTAAGTGATTGAATTTGGAAAGTACTTCCAGATGCATTAGAAATTGGAATCCACTTATTATGGATAGGATCACCTGGTCTAGGATAAGTATGCTGTGTCTGATTATTATCATAAGCACATGTAAAGGTTAAAGAATTCTCTTCAATCTTAATTAAGTCTCCATTTGACCATCCATGAGCAGTTACAGTCTCAATTTGTACAACACCTGTAGTTGGGTTGTAAGTAGTACCTGCTTTTGCTGTATTGATTCCTGATTGTGTGAAACTATGACTTGTTGTAGTTGTTACAGTTAGAATTCCACTTCTAGGATCGTATTCTGTACCAGTAGTTGCGGTAAATGGGCCACCTGCATTTGCAGTTATAGATCCTACACCAGCAGTTATAAATCTATGTTTGTTGTAGTCTACTATTTCTGCATTTACTACACCACCAGTACCAACACTAGATCCAACAAATGCTTCAAATGATGTTG